CAGTCTATCTGTACTAGTATTATATAAATTCTCTCTATGCTTTCTTATTTCCTCATTGACCACAGCTGTATCTTTAGGAATCATATAGAAAGCGTTATATAAATCTAGATTAGGATTTGCTAAATTAAATTCTATTTGTTCATTAGATGGATGCATATAACCTCCTTGAAGTAATCCTTCGTAAGAGTCTACAAACTCACTTTCTTTTAATTCTTTATACCAATCCTCTGGGGCTTCTATCATTCCACTTGAACAAAGTAAATATATTTTTTCTTCCATATTATTGAGCGTAACCTAAAATTACTAAATCAATTGCATCATCCTTATCACCAACATCATGTCTATTGTTATCTGTGTCCACACAAATTATTTTAAATGAACTGGAAGATGTGGAAGTTACTCCAATAGTTCCTCTAAATCCAGCACTATCTGAATAAGGAGAATTAGTTCGTGCTTGTCCTTGCCACAATACTACATAATTTGTATGACCGATGTTGTGATACACTATATATTCTCCAGTTCCACTTCTATTTATAGAGCTAATTTGACATCCTCCTTGGGAATAGATTGTTCTTCTTAATCCACTACCGTAATGGCAGATAGTTTTAACACCTGGAATATTCCATCCACTCAATGAACCTACTGATACGTTTCCTGTAAAAGTAGCAGTAGATGCAGAAATACTCCCTGCTATCGTTGCACTATTTGCAACAAGTCTACCATCTTGATATACTCTAAAAGGAGCCCAGAATCTATTTCCTTGTGCTGTACCATCATCAAATGGTTTACCTGCCCAAAATCTAACTTGATCAGATCCAGTACCAGCTCCAGTAATACCAGCATTTGCAGTTACTGTACCATCTCCTACTGTTAACGTACCACCACCATATATCTTTAATGCTGCTTTATTACTAGGTGTTCCATCTTTTACGGCATTATTACCAAACGACATAATTGGCCAACCATTATTTATATCAGATTCATATCTACCATCTAGGAAGAATCTACCACTACTAGCTGCAATACAATTATTATAAAAATCCATGCCTGCAATAGTAGCTTTTTCTGCAAATAGTAGCCCAGTAGCTATAGATTCAAAAGACGAACCAAATGAAGACCAATATGATGTGTTACTTCCTGGGGTTACATTCTTAAAAGATGATAAACCTCTTCTTCCATTAGCAACCATATAATAGACGCTACCATATTTGACAACATCTCTTACATCAGGATTAACTGTCCATGCATAATACTTACTAGAACTATATGTTCCACGATAACTTAAAGATGGACCATTCCATCCATCTGAACCAGGTGCTCCAGTATTTCCTTTCTCACCTTTGTCTCCTTTATCACCTTTCTCACCATCTTTACCAGAATGTGGTAACGGATCAGTCCAATATCCTCCTATACTTTCATCATAAGCCATTTGTTTAGCATTTGGATCATAATTACCTGAACTAATCCAAGTAGTTTGAGATGAACTATACTTTGGATCTGGATACCATATATAACCTCCAGATGTTGCACCACCAGAAGACGGTCTATATGTGAATGTAGGTCTACTAGGTTTAGTACTAGCATTTGAAGTGTTACAGAATATTTGTATAGGACTATTACCTACGTCACCGTTTACTCCTGCCTTGGATTTAGTGACAACAAAATCAACACTATCTACTACCTTGTTACCACTTGCTGGTGATATAAAATCTACCCTCCACATGGCAGAATCAGAAGTCAATGATGTACACTTAATTGTTTGTGTACTTTGGGTATAAGTTACACTACCAGTACCAGTTTGTAAAGAAGTAGTAAGTTTAAAATCAGTAATATCTTGAGAACCATATTTCAATCTAGCTGTAGTAGTAGCTGTAGAATAATCTGTTACTACTCCACCTGAATCTGCTGGTACGCCAGTGTTTTCATTTGTAAGGATACCTCTATATACATTTTCACCATCACGAACATTATTAATAGTCATGAAATCTGAAAACTCTGCTCCTGCTCCTGATACTACACATTTAAAACTAATTTCATCTTTTTTTGTGCTAGTAAAATAGATACCATTATAACTAACCACTAATGTGCTATTTGTCTCATTAGATAATAGTTGCCAATCATACGTACCTGCTATTGCCCAATACCATTTATAAGTTGGATTAATTATGTTGAATGAATCTGCAGTAAGAGTAATTGTAGTGTTTTCAGGAACGGTTTTACCTGTTTTATAGTGAAAGAATTGTTCTCCGGACATATACACATATGCTGCATCTTCCCCATTAAAACCATTTTCACCATTAGCTACTTTATTAACGTACCATGTCTTAACTATAGATACTCCATCTTCTAATGTTACATTTAAGTCTATACTAGCCTGTTTCTGACTTATTGAAGTAAGGGTTACTTTAGAACCAGTTATACTTACAGTAGCTCCACCAGAAGTAGTAGAATATGTTATACTTTTAATAGCAATTGGATTAATACCATGATATGCGTAAACATCTGTAGTAATAGTAGACAAATCTACTAATGGTGTAACCCCATCTGCATCAAATGGTACAGCAACCGTACCATTACTTAAATCAATATAATACGCATCTAGACCTTCTGCACCATTTGATAATTTAGCTAATTGAGTATCATCATAGTAAGTAGTACCATCAGAATTTGTAACAGTACAACGAATACTTAATGTACGGGAATCTGTCGGCATTGCTGTATATGGAAAGTCTATAGAACTTTGTGCAGACAATTTGGTTCCTTCTGCATTAAGCATCTTCCATTCGTATGTAGGATTTTCCATCCCATATACATTTGCAGTTAAATGAATAGTTCTTGGAGTAGGAGTTCCTGAGAAATCGGGAGTATCAAATAAAAATAACCGATCGCCTACAATTTCTACCCATTTAGCTTTGTCATCCCCTGACTTACCATCTTCACCTTTTGAAACTTGCTTTTGCCATTGATCATCATTCTCATTTGGTTCATCTTTAGTACCATTAGGGTCCATACAGATCCATAAACTACCTTTGTGACTTACTTGGTCATAATAATAGTAAGTGTTGCCAGAAACCCAAATACCTCTATATACAGGTACTCTAACGATTCCTGTGTCAGAAGTTTGATAAATTGTACCTACAAATTTAGTTTGATCACCACCAATTACAACTCTTTCACGAACTACACCATCCTCATCAGCTAGAGAAAAAGTATCAATATTCTTATAGTAAGAGATTCTAGGGGCATTATCACCTTTAGCACTGATAAAAATTGCGTTACGTCTTTCATCCATTTGTAAATTGTAATCTGGATCAGATTCGTACATATGACCTAATTGTAATATTTCATCATCTGCTTCTGGCTTACCACTACCTGGCTCGCATACGTCTTTAGACAACGTGATGTAATTACTACCAGTAGCATTTACTTTACGCCAATATCTTTTAACGTTTTTACCATCAAATTTTTGGCATATTGCTAAGTCATTAACTATAAATTGATTATACTTAGTACCTTCTTGATCATCAAAGTAGCATTTATAAGAATCTGCTAATTCTTCTACTTCGATACATTTCATATCTGCTACAGTAACTAGAATATCACCACCCACAGCCTTAATCTCATTTACTGTAAGTTCGTTTATTGTCATATTACCTCTAACAAACAGATTGTCTAGTTCCATATTCCATTTAGAGCCTAATGGATATAAACTAGCTCCAACTCCATCCCAACCAGAACGAAATGTATTTCCTGCTTGTAAACCTTGTAACATTGTTATTTTACCATCCGCAGTATCCCCATGCTTATTTAAATAATCTTCTGCAGTCTTTAAAGAAGTATACAAGAAATTATCTGCAGGAGGAGTACTTTCTCCATACTTGATTACAGGTAAAGAACCAGAACTACTAGCCACTGCTTCTACTTGATTTTCAAGTTTAGACAATGCTTGATTTAATGTATCAGATGTAGCCAACGGAGATGCATCATTCGCTTTATAATAACCAGATAAAGGAAATATTGTAGCAGTACTTTGGGTATGATAACCCGGAGCAGATCCACTACCACCCCCATTTGCAATAAGTTCAGATAATGCTGTAATAGTATTTTCAGCTACTGTGAGTCTATTGAGAGCATCCTGTAATTGTTGTAATGTAGATCTATTGTCAATATCATCTATCCACTCTTGCATGGTACCACTCATACCTGACATATCAGTATCATGCTTAGTATCTAAAGTAATGATCTTATTATTCAATACATCATAATAACTAGTGATAGTACTATTAAGATTAGTAGTTACACTAGTATCTCCTTCTACTATCTTATTACTAAGATCTTTATAGTTATCATTTACTTTAGTATCTAGTATCTCAACATCTTCTTCTACAGCATCTACTCTCTCATTAGTAGCAAACGTACCAGATAGTGATGTAGTAAAACTTCCACTAGTAATATTTTTATTACTACCATCTTGTACAAGGGTAATGAGGTCTTGCTCCTGTAGTTTAGTTGTTAGTTCAAATTGTGATATCTTTTTATTCATATTACTCTTGGATTATATGTTCCTTAACTTCGGTTAATATACAATCAGAATCAATATCTTTTTCTGGATAGAAATTCATTTGTTTTTTTAAGCAATGAAGATACCCTATAATTTTATCTACGTCGTCCTGAGTAATAGGAAACTCTTCGTCATTTAAATTATTAGCCGCCCATTTAGCTAATTTATCTAAATGCAACAATAGTACTAGATTTGTAATCGAAACTCTATCCAATTTTGCATTGTACTTTGTAGACTGATTAACCAATTTACCAACTTTATTTACATAATTCGCAATATCCATCTTTACAATTTTTACAGTCATCAATAGTACAATTACACGTTCTCATATCAAGTAAATTCAGCATTTCATTATAATACTGTTCTGCATCATCTGCAAGATTCAAAGTAGTAGCATTATCATAAAGTGTTTTCTTAAACAGAAACATCATTATTTTATCCTTCATTTTGTTATCTAGGCAGTTATGGCAATACGTAGTTAGCAGTTTTATTTCTGCATAATACAATGATTCATTCATTTCCATATCAATCGTATATAAAATAAAAGGGGAAAGGGATATTACTCCCAATCCCCTTTTTGGTTTGAATTATATTTTTTGATTAAGCAACTTCTACAAAAGCTTTTAAAGCTGTCATAAATGCAGATTTATCAAGTTCACCAGCATTTACATACAATTCACAAGCTAATGGAGTTGTTTTGATATATTGATTATCATCACTAAGATATTTGTTATCCCATTCGATAGACAATGTATCGTAAGTAGCACTTAAATCGGCTTTTAACTCAGGAGCAATGTACGGATAGATACCATTTGCACGATGTGTAATACCTCTGTAACCAAGAGCTGCATTTTCACGATCACGAACAATCTTCGGATTACCTTTACCAGGAGTACCTTGAGTCTTAGCAATCGTTAAATTAGCAATAGGATACATTACATTACTCAACAACCCAGAAGGAATAGTTTTCCACATAAATGCTTCTACAGAAACTTGGGAATAATTTGAATCCAACATAATACCTTCATTATACGGCATTTCTTTTGCATTCAAAGTAAGTACAGCAGCTGAACTAGTTGCTACTACTCTAGCTTCTTTGTGTTTATTGATCTTATTCTTAAAAGCTGTGATCAAATCAGTTGCACTTGTACTCTTTGCAATAACTTCATAAGTATGAGTAAATTGTCCTGGTGCTTCATAAATGTCAGTGTATACTAAACGTAATACATAACGATGTCCAACTTCTGGAGTAACATCAGTGGCGGTGATTACAATTTTATCCTCAGCTGCAGCTACATATTTACTAAATACCATGTTAGGTTTAGAACCCTTCATGATCGGCATTGAAAAACGAATAATTGATTTTGTAGACTTTTCACCTTTTACATTATAAACATCTTCTTTACCTTCGCAAACGCCAATATACAATGAGCTAGCAGCTTTTGCTCCGTTTGCATCTTTTACAATTGCTCTATTTTGATCAAATAATGCAATCTGACCTTCTGTTAATGCATCTACTGTCGTATAAGATGCAGGTGCATCAGTACCAATAAGTACCGTATTCACATGATTAAGCATAATTTTTATTTTTATTTTTGTTAAACTTTAATTAGACGTCTAGCTTAACATTTTGATTAGTTCTTCTACTTTCATGTTTCAGATTTCCTCGTCAAACTAAACTACTTCGTATAATCATTCCATTGTTGAAACTTCATTCATATACGATTGATATCTTGGATTAGCCTTATTTTCCAAATACAACTCTACCGCTAACTTAACTATCTCATTGTGAGTTGCAGCTGGCATATCTGTGTACTCATCAAACGGTGCATCAGTTAGACTAATCCTTTTGGGAGTTCTCAAGTATGTGAGAATATAATTTCTTAAATTGTAATTGCCATCTGTATATAAATGAATAGCATTACCTTCATACAATCTTAATGGTCTAGCTGATCTACCATGTAATCTGTATTCTGACAAAGTATTTTGTCTTTGTCTGTCAATATTTTCTACTGTAGCTTCTAACACATCTACATTTTTAGTTCTTGGTTGACCACTTGGACCCACAGGCCAGCAATGATCATAACTAAATATTACAGCTGTTTCTCCTACAGTAAACATATAATCATCCGGCAGAGTAACCGTATACTCTTCTGGATATGTACTAAATTGATAAGATTTTCTAGTAACTAATGTACGAAGATCATCAATTCTTTTTTGATCTTGTTCAAATCCAGTTTGTTTGAAATTAATACCAGAATATCTAGTTTTAATAAATTTATCTAACCCAGCCATTAACCAATACTCAATATCTGAAGTAGTAGGTTTTGTTAGATTGTCATCTAATTTATCTATTTCTAATTCAAAAGCTGTTTGTAAATTAATATACTTCATTATTGTTGATTATTTGGTTGTTTTACTTGTAATCTATATTTACCTTCAGTAATAAACATATTAACTGCTAAATCTACAATTTCACTATGAATTGATTCTGGTAGTTCACATTTACTAGCTCCATCAGTAGTATTAAATCTTAATGGTTTCCTATAGTAAGTTAATGTAACATTACCTAATGTAGTATATGCATCTACTGCTACTTCTATATAGTTATATTTAGTAGTAGGATCTGATACTAATGCAACAGCAGGTTGCCTAATAATAGGAGTATTGTATGCTGTTTTAATAAACTTACCAAGATCTCTATACTTAACCAATTGATTATCTACTCTAACAAAATCTTTATATTGTTTATAAGTACCCTTTACCTTACTAAAGGAATGTACATATAAGAAATATTCTTCAGTAGATACATATGGTAATCTGTATCTTGTAAAACCATTAAGAGTAGTACCTGTTGCGGTTAACTCTTTTTCTACTAATAAACTTTTAATAGAGTCTGTATTTCTAGTATGTATGTTAGTTTCAGTTTCCATTTGGTCATCACCAACATAATTCATCATTACATACCTATCTTGAGCTTCATTTAGTATTGAAAATATAAGATCAGAGTTAGGTTTCTCATCTACAATAAGATCTGGGCTAATAAGTTGAATTCGTCTCTCGAATTCCATTTGCATTTCCTTACTACTCATATTACTCTGATAATTGTGCTACGTACTGTGGATGTGTTTGAGTTCTTGGAGATTCAATATTCTCAATTGCCATGTCAGCAGCTAGTTTAACTACTTCATATTGCATATACTCTGGAATTTCGTCTAGAGTAGACGTAATATCTTGATTATTAATCTTTCTTGGATATGCCAGATAAGTAATATCTATAGTGTAGGGACCTACCATGAGATCCCTATCTATAAACACTATTAACTTATTATCCTCTAGTATTGCTACAGGTTCTTCAATCCAAGGTTTATTATTATAAGTTTCTAAGAATCTAGTAGCTTGTTCGTGACTAATAAGTTTTACTGTAGCTATTTTATTACTACCAAAATGTAAAATTCCTTCTAAGAAGTACATACGCTTATCTTGAGTATCATCACCATAAGTAATACTAGATTTGAAATTATTCATAGTAAGTCTATTACTTATAGATTCACTTAGTAAAGACAATCCCTTATCAGTTTTTACTAAACCTTCTAAGTCTGCTACTCTTTTTACATTACCTTCAAATGGTATTCTAAGAGTATTGTTCCCAGTAGCTTTGGTAGCTATCTTACTTAGATATGCTGTATATAACCAATAATCAATTTCCTCAGGTAAAAAAGATGGACAACCAGATATACCGATATTAACGGCATTTTTATCTGCTTCAATCTTAAATGCTATATGTGCTTCTAATACTGTCATGTTTACTTTTACTTAGATTCGATTTCTTGAAGTATAGTCATTTTGATATCCTGATTCTTTTTATCATTTAATGAAGCAATAGCATCTTCTAAACTTCTACCAATGATATCAGTACCATAGTAATAGATGTTTTTAGACTTACGAATTACATTCTTTGAAATAGCTGCTTCAATAATGTATTGAGTATCTCTTACTTTGTTGTTTACCCAAATCAAGAAGAACTTGTCAGGATTATTTTCAATAAGATCAAATAAACTACTTTCAACTAGCTCATTACTGATATTATCAGTCTTGTGACCATATAAGCGTAAACATTTGCGCATTTCCTCAATTGACATCTTATTAAATTCAGAGAATGCCTCACGTTTAGCTTTATTTCTTTTGTTAGCTTCTTCAGCTTCAATTTCTTTATTTACAAGAACATAATCATGAGTAGGCTTAAGATTATTGATTCCGTTTGCTACTCTTTTGTGTCCTTTTAAAAATAAATATGCAAGTTCATCTTCAGGCCTTTCTGTATGTAAAACTTTATCTCTTGCGCCTAAACCGATTGCATATGTTTTCCAGAATCCACTTTGTGGAGATAAATGTCCTTCTTCATATCCCATTTCTTTCTCCAAACGTCTAGCATCTTCTGGGGTTAAACCAGTATATCTATTACCAGATCTTGTCCAGTAAGTACTGATATAATCTTTACAATTCTTATACTTAGCTATTCCAGCCCATGGATTTGTACGGGCGAATTTTAATATAATATCCATAATTTATAAGTTTTAAATAAAAGGGGTGAACTTAATCACCCCTGTTTTATTAATCTTCAACTTCCATAATAAGTTCTCCACATGCCCTGGGGTCACGAAGCATAATACCCATCTCACCTAAGAAGTGAACAGAGTAACCGTCCTTTGCATTAGATCTTACTGTGGATTTATTCTTAGAGTAACCAGTTCCCGGAGCTACAGAACCTGAAGTATTCCAGATAACCATCTCACGGTCCTTACGAACAACCTTAACGATATTAGCTTGACCATCACGTCTACCAAGATCCAAGAATGTCATTCTATAAGATTCCAGTGGTTTACCAGATACCGGATGTAACAAACGATTATAAGTAGGATCATCATACAACGGGAAATGTTTCAATGTCAACTCGATGCCATTTGTCATCTTGTATGTTACAAACTGACCACCTAAAACCAAAGCCTGACCAGAACCACTGATAAACTTCGTATCAATCAAGTTCATTGTAGCTGCTTTTTGTTTCAATACACGGTCAAATTCTTTCATACCCATTTCACCAGTCAAAGCAACAAACTTACGTTCGTTAGTACCTAAGATATTGTAAGACAAATCAAACAAGAAGTCTTCCAACAATTCCGGAGTTAACTCAGTGTAGTAACGTCTGTTAGACGGAGCAATCTGTTGCAACAAACCTGCAGGAATGTAAACCGGACGACCATTTGTACCTAACAATGAAGTAGAACCGTCTTTATTTACATTAGACTTAGAGTAAACCATCATTCTCTCACATCTCTTAGACCACTCACGCATTGCCTTCCATTCCTGATAATCAGACCACAAGTAAGAAGTCTTACCAGTTTTAGGATCTTTCAAAGCAATCCAAAGTACTGTAGAATAAGCTGTACCTGTAATATCATAATCCAAGCGAGTCGTAAACAAGAAGTTTCTCATCTTGAAATGAGTATTATAATTCAGGATATCACCCTCTTCACTGTACTCTTCGTAAGCAGAAGCTAAACGAGATACTTGACGACCAGCTAACAAATATTCACCAGGAATATAAGAATTAGATTGACCATCTGCAATGAAACAAGTATAAACCCATTCATTACCATCTTGATAAGGAGCACCAGAAACACGTACTTGATACTCTCTATTATCAAATTCCAAAATTGCACCAGGACCAAACCATTTGTCCTCTAACCACAACATGATAGGTGTGTTACCCAAACCTGCCATAACTGTGCTAGCATTTGCAGCAGTGATTTCTGTTCCCTGCCATTTTGCAGAGCGAATTGTCACAGCTCTATCGCTATCAATCATTACAGACCATTCGTAGTCTCTTTGGTCAATTGTCATTACATTACCAAGACCACCAGTAATCGCATCCAAAGAAGTGCTATAACCATCATCTTTAGAACCGAATACATAAGAAATAACACGGGTTACTTCATACGGTCTAGTAAGCATTGCATTTGAAATCATATTCTCATCAACAAGATCTGAGAACCATTTACCTCTACCGATCTGTAAATTATTTAAAATTCCGTTATCCATATAAATGTTAGTAATTTATTTTTAATTAAAGTAGTTGTACTGCACGACTAAAAATAGAGTTAGATGAACTTGTATTAATTCTCTTAGTACCTTTACTAACGCCTGTTGATCTGAGACTATTTTTCAGATTTTTAATAGCAGAGCTAGTACCCTGTTTTTTGGCAGCATCTAACAAAGTGTCACCTCGCATTGTAAAATAAGCTGACTCTATTAAATTCTTTACGCTCTTGGAATAGTCTTTTTGGTACTGGGTCTTTCCACTAGCGTCGGCTTTAAATATATAAGCCAATAATTCTTTCTTGTCCTTAGCTGGTATTTTGATACCACGTATATTGTCCAAGGACTTTATTTCACCGACAACGTCATCAAAAAACTTTTGTTGGCGCTGTACCATTTCCTCCTTTTTGATTCTTTGTTGCTCTAATAGCTCTTCTTTCTCTTTCGCAACAATCTCCTGAAGTTCCTCAACAGCATCTCTAGCCTCATCTTCTAATACTCCGGCATCTTCAAATCTTTCGATTTTCTTAGCAATTTGTTTATCACTGTAACCCTTTCTAGCCAGTAATTCTCTTAGTACTGTCTTTTGTTCATTCTCATTTTCAATATCAACATTATCAATATCGATGTCCGGAGTAATAGAGAAATAGTCTTCTAGTTTACCACCATTACGAACAAATTCATCTAATTTTGCAACATCTTCGCTTGCATATTCTGGAGTAGATTGTTCTTCGATTACTTCTTTAAAATACTTAACCAATTCTTCTACAGTCTTTGGTTTTTCTTCTTCCTCTTCTTCATCAAAATCCCATTCTAATTCTTCAGCAATTGCATCAAATAAAGCAGATACTTGTTTAGATTCAACTTCATCTTCTTCAGTCTCTTCTTCAATTTCTTCTTCGGTTTCCTCTTCTTCAGTCTCTTCTTTATCCTTTTTCTTAGAGGCTTTCTTAGATTTCTTAGGTTCTTCTACTTCTTCCTCTTCAACTTCATCGATTTCCTCTTCCTCTACTTCTTCCTCTTCTTCTATTTCTTCTGTCTTTTTATTTTTAGATCCAGGAGTAGCAGGTCTAGCTTTAGCAGACTCTTGTTTTAGTCTCTCTAATTCTTCATCATCAATATCATCGTTTTGAGAGATGGTGTTACCAACTTGTTCAGTGAATATATCAGTTATAGCTGTAAATCCAAATAGTGTATCGTTACTATTGTTTTCCATAATTAATTATAATTAGATTGTAATTGTTATTTTTTCTTTCTTCCTTTATGATTCCACTTAGCAGCATTTTGAGCAAATATTGCACGTTTTCTAGTCAATGGGTTTTTACTATGCGTTAACTCTTCTGTACTTTTACCTGTTCTTTTCTTAAGTGCGTTAAACTTCCCACGATTCTTTTTCTTGATGTGTATACCTCCGTCTTTATAAGAAGGAATTGGGTATACTGGGTATAAATTTTCCATATTGATTATTCTTTATTTAGTTCATGACCTACAAATCCAGCACCACCTAATGGCATTAAAATTTCCATAGGAATTAGTTTGTTCAATCTATCAATATACTCGTTTTTATTTCTATATAAATCATATTGATTCTTAACCATTTTATTTGATGTCGGATTTCTCATATATTCCAAAATCATATTTTCGTCTACAGGAGTACTCCAGTTTGTAATTTTACCAGAATCTTTTAATGATCTCTTTAGAGTTAACATATGACTTTTAGCTTCTGTAGGATTTAATAAGTATGATCTACTTCCAGCAGCATCAAATAATCCCATTTTTCTTAACTCCGCAGAACTATATGTATTGTTAGAATTTGCTAAATAATTTAGATAAGTGTTTGTAATATATTCTTTACCACTATCAAAATCCTGAATCTTTCTAGATCCTGCTAAACCATCTGCCACATGTCCTAACTCATGATTAGCAGTTCCAGGCATATAAATATTATTATCTAATATTATATTATAATCATTTATATCTGTAGGTAATACGTTATCTTTAATATTTTTTATATTTATTTGCCCATAACCGTCTTTGTCCGTATTACCCCATTTGACATAACTACCTCTTTTAGTCATGTCTTTATATGCAATATTAGAATAAGCTCGTTTGTAGTTAGTTCCATATGTTTTGTCTACATTTTCTACTAATTCACGAGTTCTTTCATCTGGAAAAATTGCTTGTTCTATTGTTCTAGAAATTTCTTGTTGGTACTTCTTAGAATTTCTATCTTTTCTTAATACTTCAGAAAATTCAGAATCATAATCTTCTTCCGTTTTCTTTTTAGTTTTCTTTTTGGTTTGAGTAGGAGCAAAACTGTGAACACTAGCTCCATCAATTTCAGTACCCTCAACTATTCTTCCTACTTTGGACTTTAGTTTTTTGATGCCTTTTCCAACTCCCCAAGGAATCAAATTAAGTACTGCATCCATTGTCTTTCAAAGTATTCAGGAGTACCAGTCCTATATTCAGGTGGTAAATCTGCTTTGTTTATGGTCTTACCTTTACCATCTTGATATGCAGGAATGGAATCAAATTGTTGCTTGATATCAAGATACGTAGCATCAGGGTTATTTGCCCTGACACTATCGTATATTTGTTTTCTCTCTTTAAGAGATAAATCTTTCCATTTCATACTAGTAATATTTATTTACCTGTCTTACCTGGTTTACCTTTTCCGCCCTTTTTAGAGCCTCCTTTACAAGCCATAATTAGTCCTCCTATTTTTTAGATTTAGATTCACCAACTACTTTATTTTTTAAAGCAGTTTTTGCTTTTAATTGTTCTCTCTTATAAGCTGCATCATCTTTCATCTTCTGCAACCTCTTAGCCTCTTGCAATTTTCTATTTTCAAGAGCTATCTTTTCTTTTTCAATTGTAGCTTTTAACTTATCAGCTTTCTCTTGTGCAGCAATTTTACGCTTTTCAAGTTCTTTCTTATTTTCTTCAGCTCTAGCCTTGTTTGCTAAATCCATTTGTTTGCTCATAGCATCAGACACAGCTTTTTGTCTAGCTATTTCTTGATTACCAATCTCAATAGGATCTGGTATACCATTCATATCCTGGTCCATATTTTCAGATCCTCTATAAGCATTTAATTGAGCTACAGTAATCTTAGTAGCATTGTCTTGATCAATCTTATATTTAGTAAGATCAAGTTCAGCTTCTTTAAGCATAAGCTCTTCTTCCTTAACTTGATTTTGCATTTCAATAAGCTGCTGCTGTTGTTGATTTTCTTGCTCTTGCATTGCTTGTTGTTGCTCCAATCTGTTGTTTTCTATATCTTGTAATTTGGATTTAATTACACTCAGATTGTCACTAGTAAATATTTCAGCAGCATCTAACAATGATGCACCATTCTGCATAGCTGGTTGTACAAGACTCTTAAGTTGTTCAATGGCTTGACTTTCTTTGGTACTGTCAGTTACAAAAATATCAAAGTCTTCATATGACCAATTGTCATCCATTTGCAAGAATGTTCTAGTACCCTCATCAAATATATAATTTAAATACTTTTTATCATCCTTCCATGCAAACTTGGCACTATCTAATAACATTGATAATACATGTGTTTTAATTTGATTATGTAACCAAAACCATGGCTCAGTAATATGAGCAGATTGAACTACAGATCTTTCTACATTACCCACTAGCTCATTACTAGAAATAGATCCTTGTCTTTGCTTTGTTACTCCGGACAATTCAGATACCATTTCTTCAATCTTCGCAAGTAATTGAATGTACGTATTAATAGTATTAGACATACTTGCATCAATAGAAGTCCATTGATTGTATGGTGATGGTTTACCACCCTCTCTACCAGGAATGTCCCAACCTTCTTCGTATGGATTGACAAATGCTACACCAAGTGCCCCTAAGTAATGCATCCACTTATCTACATCTATACCCATACTCTTAGGTATTTGAGTAACATCTATTACAGGTATTTTTCCTTTGTCTCTAGCTATTGCCATTTCAAGACGATACCAAAGTATGATATACATGTATTGTAGTGGTTTCATAATAGCAACTAATGACTTGGCTTTAGTATTTGTATTACTATAAGCTGCACCAGTGTATGGTAATTTAGCACTATTTAAATTGTCTCCTCTACGGAATTGGTACTCTAATGGTTGCATACCAAAGTAAAGATCATCACCTGCTCTGTATCCTTCCCATGCTTCAATAATCCATTTCCATTCAACATTGATTTCTTCACCAGTAGGTTTATAATATTCATCTACCTGTATTTCATCCGGCATACCTGTCTCAGGATCTATTATTGTAACAAACCCTATCTTTTTAAGTGATTTCCAGCATACATGATAAACTACAATGTTATCTGGATCTCCATAAGGATTATGGTCTGGTAATTTATTGTATGATTTTAAGTTATAATGAACAAAATCATCTACTGGACTTTTGTCTGGACCAAATCCCGATGTAGGTTTTTGATCTACTATTTCTAACAATTCATTCAATTGCTTTTCATCTAGTTTATCATAAAACTGATCGTATATTTGACTCCAGGACATTAATGATCTATAACAACACCAAGATGCATCGTGAATGAATTCAATACCTTCTTCTGCAGGATATTTAAAATCTTTAGGATTGATTCTTTTAATAACTGGTTCGCCATTTCTAATTCCTATGTAATACTCTTCAAGTCCTGCAACAAGTGCATCTTTAAAGCCTTTCATAAATTCATGAGAAATGTTTTCTTTCTTAAGTAAGAATAATAAGCTTTGATATGCTGTTGTTTCTGCTGCATCTTTGTAATCCTTTGTTAAATACTTTTGTATTTGTTCTGGTGTTTGAATTTCACCTGTTTGTAATCCTTCTTGGAATCTAGCTTGATCCTCTGGGCTTAATTTAGCAAGCATGGCAGCTTGCATATAATTTAATAACATCTGTTTAGCTTTATCCTGTACTTCACTACTAGCAATATCACTAGTACGACACACTCTAAAGTTAAATGGACGTTTTGTTTCTTCACCTAATAGTAAGTCTACTTTTGGTCGTATTATATTATAATCCTGTGCCATTGCTGGAAAACCATCATCCTGATTAAAAGGATTAGTAACATACTTTAGATCTTTTTCATTATAAATACTATTATATAAATCATAATAGCTTTGCATTTCTTCTTCGTCTGGTATACTATCAGATGAAGCTATACCGGATATTCCAATGATATAATCTACGCAATCTTTACGCCATTCTTCAGTTTTCTTGCTGAGTGGTAATCTTTGGATAGGAAACGAGTTGACTGTTCTTTCCATATTAATTAGTAAACATAAATGTGGTTGTATTATTATTTAAAGGCATGAATGTAAATGAATCATCTGTATTTTTAAACAATGGTTTATCAAACAATCTCATTTTCTTTTCAACATCCTCTTTCTTCTTTACTTGTATATTATACAATTGTTCTCTATAGACCATTACCTGCATAAATGCCATAACCCTATCAAAGTTTCCTTTGTCATTATATTGAATAAGTTCTTCAAGGAATGGTTCAGATAGTACAGTATTTAAACCTAATTGTTTTTGATCCCTAAGTTCTTCTAGCCATTCTTTAATCTTACCTTCTCCCCAAAGTTTGATCTCTCTATTCATATGACACCCTTTTCGTCTATTTACTGTAGAATTATTAACAATATCTTTAATGATGTCTGGTTGATCAGCAAGTAAATGGCTACAATGTTTGTTATTGAAATAAGTAAATAAACCAGTGTTCTGGTTTTCTACCATTGCTTTTGCATTATAGTAAATAAGTAACTTACGAACATTTTCATAAAACTCTTCAGCAGTTTTTGGCCTACCTGTATATTCTGCTACAATGATATCTGAATATGATTCAAAGTCTTGAAAACGTTTATATATAAAACAAGAACCTAATGAATTAGTACCTGATTGATCGTGATCATATGGGTCAATACCAGCTATATATAAACCAAATGGTGCATCTTTAACTGGGTGTTCCCATATAACTATTTTACCAGTAGGGTCAGAATTCTTTGGTAATGGGAATTCGGTTATGTCTCCTGTTTTCTGTATATTCCAAATTATCTCTCCATTAACTAGAGTAAGAGTACCTACTTGTTTATGATTCTGTAACTTAGTGTTAGTTCTTATCCTTGCTAATTGTTTTTGTAATTCTTTCTTTGGAAATATGTTACCAGATAATTCAGTAAATGCTTCAGCTGGAGATTCAGAGTGTTCTGCTACGTATCTATCTATTTGTTGAGAACTAGTAGCCTCCTTTAATTCCTCTTCACGTAAATTTAAAATAAACTGTCTTGCTTTTTCATGAAGAGTATTACCATCTTCATCCATGTACAATCGCTTACCATTCTCATCACGTATATCCAAATTAGTATGTTGAGGTATAAAGAACCCACATTCTTTACTCTGGATGCCATCATCCCATATATTTTCAAAACCTATACAGTTATATGATTTAGGATTATAAAATGCTTCACGTAATGTCATTACTGCAGGACCTTCATCACCACCAGTACCAAACATAATCATCAGACCAAAGGCAACACCATCTTGTTCTACAGATGGTCTAGCAATTTGCCATGCAGCTTTAAGTTCTGGGAAAGTACCTGCCTCTTCCCAAAGTATTAACATACCTGCTTTACCACGTACAGCATCTGGGTTATCTTTCAATGATACACCTATTATCTCTGATTTATAACCAACTTCAATTTTATTACCAAAATTATCAGTTACAATCATAGAAGCTCTACGACGCATACTAGTATTTACAGCTTGTCGTTTCTTACCCCACGCCGTGTTTTCATCTATAAAGTCCATGTAATCCCAGGCCTTAGTAAGGATACCATCATCAGTAAGATACTGTTTATTTGAGGCATACACATAAGACTTAGAACCGGGTATTAAAAAGAAATTACGACAAAGCATAGAACCACCTTTATAGGAATAACCTTTACGTCTAGCTTTTGCTACACATAAGTGTTTGCCTTGATCCTGTGCGCTTTCAATAGCTTGAAAATAGTAATAGTCATAATCATAAAAGTCAGGAAATGCTAACTCTCTTACTTTAATTAGCTCTTCTTGACCTTGTTTATTCTTTTTATTTTTGTATACAATTCTTTGAATTGGGCAATAGTTTAAATAAAAATAGTTATACCCAGTGATGTAGTCCCCATCATCTGCAGTATAACCATTAATGCATCTATCGGCCTCTGTTTCCCAAAAATTGAAATACTCTGATGTACCTTTTGGGAAGGAACAATAAGACCCCGACTCTATATAAGTTAGCGCCGGGGTTCTGAATTTATTAGAATTTTTGATTTTCTTTGTGAAATCAATCATAAATTACTTTCTTCGTTTAAACAGGTTCTTAATTTTCTGCCATAAACTAGTTTTAGTAGTGTGATTATTTTCTGTTTTTTCATCCATGTGTGATATAGCATAAGCAGCAGCTTCAGCTAAATCTCTTTCTTGCTCTGCTTTCATGTTGTTATATACTTCAGTAAAATCAAAAATAATCATTGTCGGTTTAGTATTCTTTTTACTAGTTTTAGTCTTAGCCATAATTGCAATTTCTTTAAGCCCTTAACGGGCAGGTTTTTATAATGTCTTTTATTGTGTCGTAGTTTCTACAACTTCTTTTTTGGTAATTCAAATGGGTTCATTTCTCCACCGCCTCTAACTTTGCTATTCTTAATCTCTTCTGCTCTTACTTGAGATTTAAGTTTCACAATAGATTCTATTACTCCGGCCATGTTCTTAGCACCATCTGTAAGTTTCTTAATAGAATCTAAATCCATTTCATCGTCTTTAGATAAGTGATAGTATTTAGCAGCACCTTCAAGTTTCAATAGTAATCCATCTAACATATACTCAAGTAAGGAGTATGTTCTACTTTTCCAACTATCTTCTGCTTGTATTACTATTTCTGGTAATTCATAGTTTTCATTTCCAAATAGTTCTTTCTTTAATGTAGGTTCTATTAGATCTCTCTCCATAGTTTCTACATAAGGAGAATCGTATTTGTTTTTAAGTACTATGTACCATAAATATTTCGTTGCTAAATCTTTATCTTTGAATGAATCCCAAAGTTTTTTGAATGGTGGGATAGCCAACATATCTGGATGTATGACTACTTGTCCACCAACTATATCTGCTAAATTCATTTTTAGGCTTCCTTAACACAAGCTTCGCAACAATCGCAACCCTTCATATTACGATTTTGATCGTATTCTTTATTCAATTTATAATTATTATAAAAATCTTCATTTCTCATAATAACAAAATCTCTAACTTTTCTTCTATCTTCAACTGGTACTTCTTTTTCTCTATAACCAGCATAGAGAACCATGATTACATCACCAGCTTTTACATCATACTCTTTTTCATTAGCTACAAAGGTACCATCTTCCTCAATTACCCAAGCCCAATCAATATTTAAGTAGTGATTACTAATAGTATCAAAATTCTTAATATCGTTATCCTTCATTGTTAACAATGAGCTGCTACCTGTATAAATATACGTATTCATATTAATCTAAATTTATTTTAATGTATCTGTTTTTATAATGTCTATTCAATGCATCTACTGCTTCTTGTTTAGTATAAAATGCATTAACATACTCTGGATTTTTACTGTACTGATTGATTATCTCCTTCAGTTGCTCCGCTTTCTCGTCCCTGTTCTGCATTCTCATTTTCTTCTTTTTTATCAGTTGAACCAAATCCACCACCACGATCTTCACCTGATAATTCCTCTACGATTACAGGCTCCATCTTCGGATAAGGCATTACTACTAACTGAGCAATCTTTTCACCAGGTTGATAAATCGTAGGAAGAGCATCTGTAGTAATCTTAAACTTAACAAGAATCTCACCTTTATAACCACAATCTATAACAGCTACAGCATTACACATTGACATAGACTTCTGAGAAACTGATGATCTCATAAAGATCAAACCCACATGACCTTCAGGAATCTCTACTGACAAACCTGTATGATATACTAATACTAACTTACCGCTCTTATCAAATTCCTGAGTAAAGGAAATTGCTGTTAAATCTAAACCAGCATCATTAGGGTTAGCATAACTAGGTAATACTGCGTCTTCTTGTAATTTCTTAAATTTTAATTCCATATTATTTTCTTACTATATTGTGTCCTAATATTATTTCTGTTGCTTGTGCTGCTAAATTTGCAGCATAATCTTCAAGGAATTGACTACGATTTGTGTCTTGTAAGATCTGCCTCAGATACAGTAGTATCACTTGTTGATTCAGTAGTATCTTGTCCAGTTTTTCTTCTGTGTTCATTCCTTTTTTGAATTCTTGCATTCCTAGTACCATAATTAGCATTGTATTTAGCAGTACACCATTCTAGATTCAATAATTTGTTATTAGTTTTATCTTCATCTATATGGTTTACCTGTTCTCCAATACATTCTGAAAATGTTGATAATACTAATCTATGTACTTTTACTTTGTAATTCCTTTTATTCTTTTGTAATGATACAGTTAGATATCCGTTGTGATCTAGCCGTTGAACTAGAATTTTTCCAATCGTTTTATGTAGACGTCCGTTAGAATGTTCTATTATTCTATCTTTTGATCGTACTTTACCAAAATTAGATACTTCATAATCTGGAAAATTGTATGCGGTTCTCCATATTTCTACGGTCATATCCTTCATAGAGTGCTTAGAAAGATATAGAAGAGCAATGCTATTCCAACATACTTGCGCAAGATGGTGGCAACCTGTTTCTGGATCTATTTCATTTCCTTTTTCGAATTCCCACAGATGACGCAACAAAGCCGCTTTGTATCTTTGATAACCATTATCAAGATATTGCCATGTATTATCTCCATACTTCTTAGCTCCTTCTGTATATACTCTGGCAATATCTTCAAGACAATCAAGAGGCATTAATTCCCATCTTGTTTTGTCATCTTTCTTGTCATTCTTTTTTCCTTCCTTTTGCATTCTATAAAATCTTCAAGTTGTTCCACACACCAAGTAACTAAATAAGCATATTGTTCATTTCCTTCATTATATCCTTCTGCATTCATTGATAAATAATCATATACAGCATCTGCATAATGGATTGATTCATGAGCTAAAGTAGAACAATGGAAATCATCTAGTACTATTAATATACCAACAGCTCTAGAATATTTCTCTCTGACCAAGAACGTAGCTCCCATTACACTACTTAGTTTGGGACGATCTCTTTCTGGTTCATCATTTCTAAGTTCTTTGGTAGTAAGAAAGAAATCAAAAAAATCACAAGCATCTTCCCAATCATCCAGAGTAGTAACATAAAGATTTACAGGATATAGATTTTGATATAAAAAAGCTTTAGTTGTTTTGTTTTTCATTCTCTCTGGTTTTTTCATACTTTCTTTTTGGTTTGATTTTGAATAAATACCCAAACATTATTGTTTTAGTATCTTCATCATTTGAAATAACTCTATTTGCAAATTTAAACGGGTGATTACAAATTACTTCTACTACTTGATGTGGAATATTATATTTATTTGCTAATTGTATATAGATATTAGAAGTTTTTTCCTTTTGAATCATATACTATTCTATAGTATTTATTTTTAAGCAAACCATCGATTGTAAATGATTCTACGTCTATTGTAGAAGGTCTAATTATATTTATCACACTAAACACATCCTTTGTGTCGTTGTTCATCATAACGTGTTCTACTACTTCTAACTTAAGAGCTTTTTCTTCCTTTTTACTATATGGTTTGATAGGTTCTAAAATTATATATCTATCTTTTTCTTTTACTTTGATGTTCGTGGTTTCTACAAACATAGAAGAATTTCCAAAGTAAAGAGTATACTTATTAAATGGTAATTCTTTTCTCATTAATTTATTCCACCAACATTTTAGTAAACCATATTTCTTATAGATAAGAATGGAACCTGTTTTTATATCTAAACATTTCATTTTATTCTCAGTATTATCGTTAGTTGCAAACGATCTCCAATAACAACTGGTATCAGAGCCTTATTTACGCTAAGTTCGTCTTCAGCAGGTCCAGCTATCAAAATGCCCTTCTCTTTGAAAGACTTAATGTATCTACTTAGGTTATCCTTAGTAATACCTAAATTCTCAATGATATATTTTCTATTATATCTGTTTGCTACATTCTTATTTGTATTAGGTTCCTTAACGTATTCCATATCCATTTTAATAAGTGTAGCCATTAATTCAAGTTCCCTATCAGTTAACCTAAGTATTCCATTAAGCGCTTGTAAAAACTCTGGTATCAATTCTTCATTTGATACGGTTTTTACTAGTTTATTCATTTATGATTGCCTCGAGTTTATTTAACAATTTCATCATATTGAAATATACAGTATCATGCTCTACTTTCACACAAGTTTGAATTTTACCTTCCTGATACTTTTTCTCAATATTGTTCTTACGTTGATTGTAAGTATTCTTCAATTGAGCAATAATAGTACGAATCTGTTTGATTTTCTTCTCATCATTAGATTCAACAGTAACATTTTCAATTGGCTCAACTAAACCACTTTTAGCATATTCCTCAATCATATCACATGATGCAGCTACGTTTACTTGGGAATAATAATTTTGTGAGTCAGAAGATTTCTCATCAGAGAACGTATACATATCATTATCCAAAGTAAGGATATCACCTGATTTTAATACACCAAAAGGTTTAATAACTTTATATTCTGTAATCATAATTATTTAATGATATTTATTATTTGTTTCATTTTATCTTCTCCAATTTTTCTTGAAGAAATCGTAGTTTCTATACCTAATCCTGAACAAGGATCTTTCCAAGCTTTACATACTTTGCAGTATTCTTTGCTTTTCCGTTTAGCATCAAATGGGCATTTTTCCCTGACTGTTGTAATAGTAACTCGGTAATCTGACATAGTATTTATTTTTTAATAGTTCCAAGTGCTAATTTAATCCACTTGTTTACGTCAAAATCAGGATCTTTTTCAGATATGATTCTGCAATTGTTTGAAGAATCACATACTTCGTATTGTTTGGGTTGGGTTACTAAACCCATGAGACTAATTGCTTCATTCTTAGATAATGTTAATTCTGTAGCATTTTTCATAGAAGGATTATTAACGTCTTCTGGAACAAATACCTTAACTGTACCATCATCTTGTATTTGAATGAACTTTGAGTACTCACCCAACATGTTATTTATCATTTCTTTAATCATATTCACATAACGCAAATATTCAAAAAAAGTTGCAAATTTTATACAATAAAAAAGGGGTTAACTTTATGCTAACCCCTAGTACATCCAACTACAACCACGATTAATTAAGACTACGCTTAGTCTTTAAAATATTTTTCTCCTTTTACAAAGGCTACTACATTATAAGGATTTACTAATTGACTATCTTTAAACAAATCAAAATCAATCGATGCTTTCCTAGGATATGCTACCACATCACCTACTTCAGGATGATTGTTCTCATCTTGCCACTGATATCCAGATGGCAGACGTAATACAATACCTTTTCTGAATGTAGTTAACACTTTTTCTTTAACTGTTTCAGTGTCATTAATATCATAACCATTTTCGTCCTTTTTACCAGTCTCTACTGGCTTAATAATTTCTTTCTCTACGTATTCATCCTCTAAGGGTTTAACTATCATATCCTTAGTAGGAATATACACTAAACCGTCTATAACGGTTTTTAATATGTCCTGTTGATTTTCCATACTGGCTAAACGTACTTAATTAATTTTTGTTCTATTACTCTGAAATTTTTCTTAGAATATGACCACCAGCACTACAACAAATACCTTGTGCAACATTGTTTAGACATCCACTAAAGTTTTCAAATTGTCTAAAATAACACCCTCTGCATCCATCATATGCTCTGATTATTTTAAAATCGTCACCATTTATGTTAACAACTCCTTGTCTAATCATTTCTAAGTATTTTGGTTCATTCATCATGATATAGTTTGATAATATATATTATATACTGCAGTTATCTAGAGTAAGAGTAATGGTTTATATTACTACTAATTGCATTTTAAACTACTATTATATCCTACTCTGGATGTAGGAACGTATTACAATCTAATTTTGTTCCAATATTAGTAAAATAAAAATAATTTTAACATTATTTATGATTATTTAACATATCTACGAGAGTTTCGTAGTTAATACATTAACTTGTTGCCTTAATTCATTTACAAATCTAGTAGCTCCTTTAGGTCCTGTATACCCTAAACCTGGTATTTTATACACGTGATCACCAATACTATGTATACCATACACATTATTATCCTTACTTAGGATAGTTTCTACCTCTTTAACTGTTAATTCTTTTAACATAATTTAACTATTTTTAACTTATTTTATACCCTAGTAATGTTAATAATTCATAAAATTTGTTAATGTCCCTAAAGTAAAGTGAATATGAAATCATCATATGAGCCATGCCTTCCTCCATAGGATTCATTAGTCTTAGATCTGATACTTTCAAAGCCTTAGTACCATCAGCACAATCCCATTCACTTACTCTAGCTCTTAATAGCTCAAAATCACTAAACTCGTAGTAAAGCTGGTTATCTCTGATTTCAAATCCTTTATCTTTTAATTCTTGTTCAAATATCATAATATATAAAATAAAAAGGGGTACCGAAATACCCCTTAATTTAACGTCTATTTTCCATAGTCATTTTTTGTTCTGTAGTACGTTTCATGATGATTTCTTCAATCCAAGCTAATGCAGCATCGAATCCTGCACAAAATGCAGCTTTAGATACTAAATTAGACTCTTCACACCAATCTTCATACTCTCTAAACATTTCTGTTTCTTTGAGTCTATCATCTTCGATTAACTCATATAGGTATTTCCTAAACATAATAATTGATTTTAATGATTAAACTTATTGATTAAGTTATATTAACCTAATTCCTTATTTTCAGTGTGGTGTATACCACAATACAGTAACGTGGGTACTAAGGTAATGTTGTAAAAAATTTTATAAAAAATTTTTGATACCATGTAAGTGAGAACGAGAACCAAAATAAAATATTATAAAAATTTTGGACAATGTATAATTGAAAGCGAGGACCAGTACAATATCAAGTCCCCTCTCCTAACAAGTAGGGGAAATCCCCCGTCAAAAAGTTAATGTGTTAATAGAACCTTATGGTGTATAGGTAACCGTAAAATGATATGGATTTGTCTATCAAGGATAAAGACGTAAAGAACTACGAACTTACGAAAGTAGAGGTAAAGACTTCTAAAGACGGCAAAGCACGCTATGCAGTGTGCGAGTTCAGACAATCAGGTCTAAGAAAGGTGCTACAAGAGCAAACTAGACCTGTTGTGATGCAGTTAATGGCTGCATATGGTAGTACTAAGGAACATGAAGATGAGTACTTCAAGGCAATAGAGGAAACTATTGGTGAAGTTTTTCCCATCTGTCGTGTTGAAGTATCAGGTTTTCCTGACTTTGTTCGTAAGGACAATGACGGTAAAATCATCACTGAGACTAAGGAAAGAGACGGTAAGCAAGTAAAAGTTGCTTCCATCTATAACTCTGTCTTCATCTATACACTGTGTACTGACGAAGGCGAATGTATCAAGTCTGATGCAAGTCTCATCAAGCGTGGTGAGAACTTGTTCACCAACTCCAAACGTATTATTACTATGGAGGACTACAAGATACAGAAAGAGAAGGCTAAGGCAGCTAAAGAAGCAGCTAAGGCAGCTGAGGAGAAGAAGCCTAATCCGTTGTTGGAGGGTGAAATAGTGGATGACGATGAGTTGTAATGAGTAAGTGGGAGGGAGTGGTAAACACCATTCTCTCTCCCCTCATTTTCTCTCTTTTTCACAACAAACCCATTAGTAATTTATATAATATATAGCGAAATTCAAAAAACTAATAACTTTCCAAGACATTGAGGACACCAGTTTCTTATTCGCAGAGTTAGGACGATAAACCAGTGGCGTGCTAAAGATATTCGTCAGGCACTGAAATTACCCGCCAAGTAATAATAAGTTTTAGGGAGTAAACTGTCTTAACAAGGCTATAAAATAGCCTACCTTGCCATGTAGTAATACTGTATTATCTAAGTATAGTACAGAACTACATGGTTTAGTATGATCATTAATCAATAAAATTATATATTATGATAGTAGTAGTAAAGTGCTATAAGCACAACATAAAACCATTAGTAATAGAAGTATTTGAAGGTCATGATGAACAAACACAAAAAGATGCTAATGAGTTAGCAGCTATCCTAAGTAGGAAGAATAAGTGTGAGTATAAAGTACTCGTTGATCTTTCTTGCGTTGCAGTTATAAATGATTCAAAAATAGAAACAAATGAGTAACGGAACAAAAGCAACAATAGGATTTTACATAATGTCGTGTTTATTCTTATTATCAATGGGGTTAGATCCAAAAGCAAAATTCTCAGCAATATTAGATATGATATTTGAATGGTCATTAGCTTATTGGATATTTATTGGAATATGTTTTTTAGCAATAAACTCATTTAATAAATAATAATTATGTAATTTACACAAAATGAGTAAAAGAAAACAATATCACAAATCAAATTGTGATAATACAGTACGAGCAATCGTAACAGATGCACTAGGACGTAAAGTTATCCTAGTTGGAAAGCACGCTTTCGAGTGGTCTATTATTCTCGAAAAAGAAGGAAAATTAGTAATAACTACCTTTCCTAATAGAGAAAAAGCAGTAGATACATTTAACAATAAATATAGAAGAAAATGAAAGTATTCAATTACATTCTATTTGGTATACTATTGTTAGTATTATTATTTTATATAGTAATAACAATAAGTCAACCATGTTATGCAGTAACTAATATATTACTGTACATAATACCAACTTTAATTGGTGTCTATTTTGGTGTTAAAGTTATTAAACATGAATAACAAACCACCCAGTGTATGAAGTGATACACAACTCTCTTTTTAATTTAATATAATGCAGCCATGGTTAGTGACAAGCCTAAGTAAATGCAGAGTCATATTAAATTTTAATATATATGAGAAAGATAATATCATTCATTTGGTTAGTATTAAGAATACTTATCTATATGATAATATTATTAATACTGTTGGACGATCCCATCCTATATCCAATATGTGTGATATTATTTGCATATATTGAATTTAAGGATAAACTTAGTATTAGTGTTTTTCATGGTATTTTAGATGATGTTAGAAGAGAATTAAAGTAATCACGTTATTCTTTTGGTTAATAAAGTCTGCATTAAATACACACCTATTGTGAAATACGTGTGTATTACGTAAGAAGATTCTTAATTACATTATATTATATGCCTTCTAAAAACAACAAAGATTTGACAACTTATTATATGCCTATTGTGAAATACGCATATAATTTCCCTAGAGTAAAGACAACCTCATCGTAGCTAACTACAATACTTCATGCGCGTTTGGTTAATATACAAAGTTAGCGGTTCTAGGGTCTAGTAGGTTTAAATTGCCGGGCTGAACGAATGCCAACGGCTACCGAAGCTAATAGTCTTTTAAATCTGAATCATTAATACTTAATAATATGATAAGAATAATAATTCAGAAGAAAAAAAGTCATAATACATCTCTGTATAAGAGAGTAGTGACTCTTAAAAAAGAGCTTAATTTAAATTGGTTTGATGCAATCAAATTAACTTATAAATTAAGTAAAGGATACGGTATAGTAATCAATACTGCTATCGCATCCAAGCAACAGTGTATGTACGGATATATGGATAATCTCCATAATCAATTACATCGTGTATTCGATGCAAATTGGAAACAAGATGTAGAAACTGTTGCTATGCAAATACCCAAAAAAGACTTTGACCTGTTTAAATTAGGTGGAGGATATAGGGTATATATTGCAACAAAACCCGGTTATATAGATCACTTCTTACAGATCTATCCATAATCAGGTAAGGGAGATTTATTTCTCCCTTTTAAA